CGGTGACGTTGTATTCGTTTTAGATTCTGCTGCTGGTGCTGGTACAAGTCCAACTCTCGATGTAACAATCGAAGATTCTGCTGACAACTCCTCATTTGCAGCTATTGCTTCAGGTGCTGTTGCTTTCACTCAGGTGACTGGTACGGCTGCTGCTCAAGCAGTTTCTGTAAATAAAGATGATGCAAGACGTTACGTTCGCATCAAGTACACAATTGGCGGTTCATCAGGCCAATCATTTACATTTTCTGTAAATGGATTCGGTTTGAAAAAGTACGGCTAATTTATTTATGGCCCCCTTACGTCTGCGAGGGGGCTTTTTCTTATGGCATTTACTGAAGACATAGATATTTTCTTTGAGGATTTCCAAGATACTGTCGTGTATTCAAGTTCGACATACAAGGGGATTCTTGATCAACCTGATGAGGTTGTAGCGGATGGTGTTGTCTTAACAACTGATTATCAATTAACAGCTAAAACAAGTGATCTTGGAGCTTTGGTTTACGGAGCAAGTCTGACTGTTAATGGAGCCGCTTATACGATTCGTAGCGTGAGAAAAATAGATGATGGTGTTTTATGCATAGTTTCTCTCACCAAGACTTAAATAACGATGGCTACTAAACGAGAGCAAATTCTTGCAGCACTAAAAACATCGTTAACAGGAACTACTGGGGCCGGAACAAGAATATATAGATCTCGTGTAGAGCCTTTTGTAAGAGGAGAAAGTATTGCCGTAGTTTTAGAGCCTGTTTCAGACACTCCAACTGATCAAACAATATATGAAAAAATCACATGGGATTTCCGTGTAAGAATTTCAGTAATAGTTAGAGGAAGTATTCCTGATAGTAACGCTGACAGTACGGTTGAAAGTCTTCACGCCAAAGTGATGACAGATCCAACAATTGGAGGTCTAGCTATTGATATAAGACCATCTACAACAACTTTTGAAATAGTTGAAGCCGATCAACCTGCTGGTGTTATTTCGTGTGAGTACGACATAGAATATCGAACAAGCTTTAACAATTTATCAACCTGATTTAGCAATGAATATCAAGCCTTACAACCTGTTTCATTTACTATGACTAATGAAAATCCAACTGAAGGTGGAAGCTACTCGCTTGATCCTGAAACAGGCGAACGCACTTTAATAAAGCGCACAGCATCATCAACTCAAAATGAGGAAACAGTAAATGGCACTTCTGGACAGAAAAAGAGTAATTCTGCTGGAACTGGAAAGCAGTTACGGAACAGATCCAACACCAACAGGGGCAGACGCTCTACAAGTAAGTGATCTTTCAATAACTCCACAATCTAGTGATCTTGTCTCAAGAGATTTAATTAGACCTTTTCTAGGTGCATCTCGTCAGCTTTTGGCTAACACAAAAGTTGAATGCAGTTTTAGCGTGGAATGGTCAGGGTCTGGGGCAGCCGGGACGGCTCCTAGAGTGGGAAAAGCCTTACGTGCGTGTGGGTTTAGCGAGACAATTGCTGCTAACACAAGTGTTACTTACGCACCTGTTTCTGGATCTTTTGAATCAGCAACTATTTATTACAACGTAGATGGTGTCTTACATAAGACAACTGGGTGTCGAGGAAGTTTTGTTCTTGAAACAGAAGTAGGTGAATTGCCAAAATTAAATTTTACATTTACTGGCATTTATATTCCTCCAATTGACGTTGCACTTCCAGCAATTACCTATGGGCAGCAAAGCACCCCATTGATTGTTAAGAACGGAAATACTTCTGGGTTCCAATTGCTTTCTTATTCAGGTTCATTGCAGGCTTTAACAATAGATGCAGGAATAGAAACTGAATATATGGAACTTGTGGGCGGCACAAAAGAAGTGCATTTAATTAATCGTGCCACTAGCGGTACTGTGACTTTGGAGGCTGTAAAAGTAGCAACTAAAGATTATTTTGCTGCTGCTTTACTTGATACAAGTTTGGGTAACTTAACTTTGACTCATGGCACTGTCGCTGGAAATATTGTTCAGTTTTCTTCTTCAAATATAGATATAGGTGATGTTTCGTATACTGAGACAAATGGCATTGTAATGGCTGAAATACCTTTTACAGCAGTACCTTCAACTAGTGGAAACGACGAGTTTTCATTGATATACAGGTAAAGTCGTAAAAAGACGTAAAAAACATATTTGCGACTGTTCTTATATGCACTAAGCTTAAAAGACTTACTTTTGTAATCAATGGCTTTTGTACGTAAAAAAAATAAGCATTTCAAATGGCCTGTTGTGGTTAGAGAACCTAGTGAAGAAAATGCTGGTGAATATGCAGAAAATAAATTTATTGCTATTTTTGCAAGATTAACAAGAACTGAATATGCAAATCTTGGAGAAAATAATGATGAATTGGAATCGTTAAAAAAAATCCTTAAAGGTTGGGAACAATTAGAAGAAGAAGATGGAACGCCTGTAAAATATACAGTTAACAATTTAAAGGCATTATTAGAAGATCCTTTTTGGACTAGTGCTGTCTTGGATACTTATGGTAAAGCGTTAGAAGAAAGTAAGTTAAAAAACTAAAAGAGGCAGTTCAATACTGGGCAGAAGGAGGCGAAGACAAAAGTTTGCAAGCCCATGAAGATGCAAAAATTTTTGGTATTGAATTGCCACCAAGTAAATCAAAGAAAGATGAAGATTTTGTTGTATTCCAAGAGAATTGGGATGCAGTACAGATGTTTATGAGAGGTCAAACTCAATGGAATGTGGGTATGTCTGGTTTAATTGGGTTTAGATATGAAGCCTTTATTTTGGCTGGAGGATTATTTGACGTATATGATGTAGAGGATAAAAGAAATACGTTGGAGGGCTTACAAGTTATGGAAGCCGCTGCAATGTCTCTTCTCAACAAGAAAGATTCTTAAAATGGCAAATAAAATTGGTGATATTCTTGTTGGGTTTAAAGCGGATGGGAATAAAAGTGTTGAAGCAGCGTTTGATCGTTTAGGAGGAAGGTTAAGAAATTTTAATCGTGATGTTAGTCAAAGTGTTGCTACGGCTAAAGGGCTTAGACGTATCGGAGATGAATTTAAAAAGCTTGGAAGAACCGGTGCTAATAGTATTAATTCTTTTCGTAGTCAAATAGCTGTTTTTGAAGGATTAAGAAATCAAGCCGATATTACGAGTAGAGAATTTAGAGAATTTAGTCGAGAGATAGAAAGGCTTACAGCAAAAATGAATAAAGCTACTGCTGTTAGTGGTGGTTTTGGTAGGAAATTAAGAGGTTTAAGCCGTTCTGCTGCCACTGTTGTTGGTGCTTCAACGAGTGCTGGAATATTTAGTGGACCAATTGCTGGCGCAAGTACGTTAATAGGTGGAGGTATAGGAGCAATGCTAGGCGGGCCGGGTGGTGCGTTAGGTGGCGTGGCTGTTGGTACTGCTGTTGGTATTGCAGGAGAACAATTCCAACAATTTGCTGGAGGTGTTGCTAGCAATGTTGCAACATTTAGAAGCATGCAAATTGCATTAGCTGGTATTAGTACTGATCAGGCTGATTATATAAAAAGCATGCAAGGGATGACAGAAATATCTCAGAAATTTTTAATACCTCAAGGAGATGCTATTAAACAATTTACAAGATTAAAAGCAAGTGTTGTTGGAGCAGGATTTACAACTGAAGATACAATTAAAGTATTCAAAGGTATGGGTGCTGCGATATTAGCTACAGGTGGTAAAACGCATGATTTAAATAGTGCTTTAATAGCGGCTAGCCAGGTATTCTCGAAGGGAAAAGTTAGTGCTGAAGAACTTCGTCAACAAATCGGTGAAAGATTGCCTGGAGCTTTTACAACCTTTGCAAACGCAATGGGTATCAGCACTAAGAAGCTAGATAAGATGTTAGAACAAGGTGAAGTTAGGCTAGATAATTTTATAGTTTTCTCTGAAGATTTATTTAAAAAATATGAAAAAATATCTGAAACTTTAGCTACATCTCCTGAGAAAGCAGGCCAAAGATTAGCGTTAACATTGTCAATGATTCAGATTAAATTTGGAGGCATGTTTGCTGGTGTAGGAGCAGGTTTCCAAGACTGGTTAAATAATTTAGGTAAATGGGTACTTGAGAACGAAGATCAGATAAAAAATACTCTTACTCATTTTGCTATTTTTGGTAAAAATCTTGTTAGCTTATTTAATCATTTAGCAGATTTATTACATGATGTTTTTGCTCCAGTTTTAAGTGGTATTAAAGCAACAATTATTCAATTTGCAAAAGATATAGCAAGAATTACCGATTTACTTGGAGTTCAAGCATTAAAGAGGCAAGCTGAAAATAGATTAGCTGAACAAGGCATGAACTCTATACAAATCAGAAAATTCCTTGCAGAAGCAAAAAGAGATGCTTATGACGCACAAAGAGAAGAAAGGAAAATTGGAAGAATTTTTGTCTTTAAAGATCCTGAAAAAGAATTTAAAGAAAGAAAAGAAACTGCCTTTATAGACAGTTTGAAAAATTCATATAGAGAAGTTTTAGGAATCAATATGGACTTTGAATCAGCGGCAGAAGTTTTTGAAAAAACAAAAGCAAAATTCTTTGATTGGAGTCCAAGTAGTTTTGGAAGCGGTGCAAGCACACCAGGTAATACTGGATCAGAAGATGGCGAAGGTTCTCTTGGACCTTTACAAAAATTTGCTGAAGAGATAAAAGATGTAACTCAATCTATTGATAGTGCAATTGTTGGTGCATTCACCAAGATGGAAGATACCTTATTAAATTTTGTTCAAACAGGAAAGCTTGCTTTTGCAGATTTAGCTCGTTCAATCATCGCTGACATGGCAAGGATTGCTATTAGACAATCAATCACACGACCTTTAATGAGTATGTTTTTTCCAAGCCTTAAACTTGCAAAAGGTGGCGTTATGGCTAACAACAACATTGTTCCTTATGCCAAAGGTGGAGTAGTAGATCGACCAACGATGTTCAAATATGGTGGGTCAAAGCTTGGTATTGCCGGGGAGGCTGGCCCAGAGGCGATACTACCTCTCCAACGAGGCCCAAGTGGAAAACTTGGAGTTCAGATGCATGGTGGCAGAGGTGGTGGTGGAACAACCAATGTTAATTACACAGGGCCAACATTAAACTTTAACGGTGATGAATATGTACCAAGATCTGCTGTAGGTGGAATTATTAATGCTGCTGCAAACAAAGGTGCGGCAATGGGTGAAACATCAACAAT